TCCGGGGATTTGATAAGTTGTTGTTCTTATTAACTTTTTATCATTTTCCCGGAGCACCTGGTTGATTATCTAATGATGTGCCACGAATACTTGTTGGGGTTACTGTATACTCTGCCGCAAAGGATCCTATGACTATTGATAGCCATAGTTTACTATGTCTTTTCGGCATGTAACAAGTTTTATTAATCATTGTATTCTATTTAGTCCTAATAATAAGATACTGCAAAATTACAGCACTTTTTCTATTTCAAGAATCAAGTATAACAACTTTTTATTAATTTGTCAAACTATTTGGCTATATACAAGTAGCCAGCGTATAAATAGATGATGATACTTCGAGCACCCAATCTTTTACTATTTACTTTTCAAGTTTTAGCCCACGCGGGATTAATCTATCAAATATTTAATGGGTCTTATACAATGTGGGTGGTTACTGGTATAGTTTATTTTATAACAGGATGTTTGGGCATGACCATGACTTTTCATAGACTACTCTCGCATAAGTCTTATAACTCACCTAAATGGTTTTATTATTTAGGAACACTATGTGGTTTCTACGGGTTAACTGGCAGTCCTCTAGCCTGGGTCGCGGTTCATCGTGAACATCATAGATATACAGATACAGAAGCTGATCCGCATAGTCCCTTGCTCAAATCATTTATTAGAATTCAATGGCTAAGTATGTTTGAACAAGCCAAATTAAGATATGTACCAGATTTGACAAAGAATAAATTCCAAGTATTTTTACATAAAAATTATTTTTATATACATATTGCAACAGCGGCATCATTATTCGTGATAGATCCAATGTTGTTGGTCTGTATGTATCTGGCGCCGGCAGCCATATTATGGAATGCAGGTAGTTTTATTAATACGCTAGGACATATATTTGGGTATAGAAACCATGATACCAAAGATAATAGCAAAAATTCATTTTTGCTAGGAGTTTTTACGTGGGGGGAAGGATGGCATAACAATCATCATGCCGCACCTAATAGGTATTCTTTTGGAGAAAAATTTTGGGAAATTGATATAGGTGGACGGTTAATTAAACTGCTTGATTCATCTGTTTCTCAACCCTTAATTAAGTAAAAAAATTAATGAAGTACAGTTTGGATTATTTATAAGCAGCACCTTCTTCTTTTTGATATTCTAATACATATTGTAATGTATTATTTATAAGTTTTTGGCCGATCGGTTTAAAATTTTTATAAATGTCTGGCCAGTTTCCGATCTTATTTTGTGATTCATATCTAGCAATCCAATTGTACATTGATTTATTATATTGATTAATAGTCCCCCATAATTTTTTATATTCTACTGTTTCGTTTACTATTAATGGCAATAACGTTTTTCCTATAGGAAAAGTATGTCTAAATTTTGGAGAAACATACATTCTAGTTAATACCAATGCGACATCCGCATTTAATTCATTCCAGCCGGCCGAGGCTATAAAATTATCAGTCTCATCTACAATTATAAAATATTTGCCGCGGATATATCTCCCATGGGCTAATATATAAAATAAATTTCCTGAAAAATCACTGTAATCTGGATGATAATTTGAAATTATATTAGTATCGGTTATTGTATTGAATTCTTTTTTTAAAATATTAATAACATGGGTGTTAGTTAAATCATGTATAGTGTGAATCTTCATAATATATTTATTGTGTTTTTATTCTGATATTATAACCTAGTAGGTTAACTAATTCTAGACCACTCAGCATATATACGTCTACCATCTTGTTCCCAACAACATTCAACTAATTTAAATTTAAACTTAGTACTTAGACGAATATGCTCTTCAATGCTCCAGGGATAAAATTCAATTTGATCACAGCCAGAATCCGGATGATCATTTTTTCCTGGATTACAACGCCAATAAATTCTGCTATTTAGGTTTAACAAATCAACAACTTTTTGTATTTGTCTTTCAATGTCTACTACATTACCAAAATTAATACTACCTAGACACAATGCCACATCAAATTTTTTGTCAGTGACAAAATCATCTATGGTACATTTGTGATCCGCTTGATCAAAAGCTGGATCTATCCCTGTTAAATTTAGAATAACACCTTTAAAAGGATTTGTACCACACCCAACGTCTATAACTGTTTCATAGATACCTATCTTGTCAACAAGTTGTAGTCCTGATTTAGTATTCTTCTTACAAGGGTCGCTATTCGTGTGCCAAATGTTTCCAAAGTATTGATTGAGATAATTTTGATCGACTGTCATATTACTTGCTAAATATATATTTAATACATTATGCTACCTAATAGAATATTTTTTACCGGAGTTCCGGGAAGTCGCTGGAGTGGTATTGCTCAAATCATAGAGTCTCTAAACAATATTAATACTAGCGACCGAACCCCTGAGCGTACATACACCCACAATCAATACAGTGGTCATTGTGGCGCCTATTTTGGACTAGACATGGAACTAGAAGCCTATCTAGATGGGCCGTATATTGACAAAGCATGGTCTAACTTAAGTGGTACTAAAATAATCAAAAGTCATGACTGGGCTTATATATTAGATTTAGTTAAAGAAAAATTTCCCGACGATTGGATTATGTTAGTATACAGACCCGATATGGCTAGTTATGCCTGGTGGCATGAGGCCGGAGGATTTAAAATTAAGTATCCTAACTATGCAGCCTACATAGATAGTACAACAATGTTAGGTGAAATAGCAAAACAGAATTCTGCTATTTTACAATTTGCTCACGATAATAATCTAACATGGAATTATTTTACACAAGAATGGATTGCCAAACACTTTGGCCAGGAAATTGACATGAAAAACCGATATCCTGATATTTTAGTTACAATATTAAAATGAAGGATCACGTATTTTATATTAAATATGCTAGTGCATTGACAATACTTTGCGCCATGGTATTACACGTTTTAGGTATCACTCCATGGAACAGTATTGTTCAAATGGTTGGCGCCGCTGGTTGGATATATGTAGGATTTAAGTGGAATGAACGAGCATTGATCTTGAACTTTCTGCCGCAGTATGCTATAATTATACCTGGACTGGCATATCTTTATTTCAAATAGGAAAAACAATGAAGGTAGTTAAATTTTTAGCGTTCGCATTATTATCATTCTCAGCACATGCTTGGGAACCAACAAAGCCGGTTACAGCAGTTATTGGGTTTGCGCCAGGATCTGGCAATGAATTAAGTTTTAGAGGATTTAGCAGTTTAATTGAAAAAGCCAATCCTAAAATTAATTTTATTGTAGAGAATAAACCCGGAGGGGATGGTACAATCGGTATGAACCATTTTATAAAATTACCCAATGATGGTCATCATATCTATATTGCCAGTCACCAAGGCATATGGGTCACAGCTGATTATTCTAATCCAGAAAATAAAAAGTATACACTAGACGACTTTGAATACGGATTAACATTAGCAAAAAGTCCCTTAGCTATTATTGCACACGAAAGTAGTTTAACTAATACTCCCAAAGAATTTATAGATCGTATGAAGAATACTACTACTCCTATTAGCATTGCCGCCGGTAGCGGGGCACATAAACTTGCATATGAATACATGATGTATTATATCAAAGGAAATAAATCTTTAATTAAAACGATACCATATAAAGGTCCTGCACAAGCAGGTCAAGATGTTGCAGGCGGACACGTAGAGTTTGGTATTATTCCAGTAGCAGTTGCTAATGTGTTGGTTAAATCCGGCAAAGTTAAAATTATTGCACTGACTAGTGAATATAGACTTGAAGGATTAAAAGACGTTCCTTTGATGAAAGACTATGTTCCTGGTATGAATGTTTATGCCGCGTGGGGTATTATATTTCCTAAAGGAACCCCTAAGGAAATTATTGATTGGTATGTTGTAAAGTTTAGAAATGCTATTAACAGCACGCCCGGTCAACAATTTATCAAAGACAATTTAATGTTTACAGAACCCAAAGAGCAAGATCCTAAGGGATTTGAAGCAAGCATGATGGAATTGAGAATTAAATGGATTCCTATTATCAAAGAAGTCGGGTGGAGTAATTAAAAACGCAACAGTGTTATTAATAAATTTTTACAACTAGCCAGCCTCTTTTAATGTTGTATTTTACAATTTTCGTAGTCAGCTTTTAGGTAAGGTGAAGTACCAAATAGATGTGTTTGGGATAATTGTTACCTTTTGTTTGAGAAAATCTTCCATATATTCCACGTTTAAATTTACATCAGGACATCCTCCATCCTTAGGTGACCGCCCTAGGGAGTGTCGCCGGCGAGCATTTTTATAAAAATCATGACCCGAGAACGTACCGCCTGGCTTAATTTTAGGTAACCAGAAATCAATGTTGTCCCTATCATTTGGATTTATATGTGATGCATCTAAAAATATAAAATCTATAGGTTTTGACCAATCTTGAACTATTTGTGGGCTAGATCCACAAATAGGTATAATATTTTTTTGTGATTCTGTATATTTTAAAAAAGTTTCCAATGTGTTATGACTGTGAGGATCAGGTAAATTATGTTCTTCTGCCCGAACTCCCATAATAGTATTATGGTTCTTGATAAAGCGTTGTTGATAACTTCCATTACCGTCCCATTTATCTATGCAATATAAAGTACCTTTATTAATTGCAATAGAGATAGCAATACTACTACGTCCATGCCAACACCCTACTTCTACTCCTACACAGTCTGTATAGTTATATTTGGATAGTAATTTTATTATTTCTGTTTGTTCTGTAATAGAAAAAAACCCAGGTATATCATTCATTTAACTTCTCCGAATTGTTATAATAGTGATTCTAGTTTAAAAATTAACTCAGGATCAATCTTACTAATCCATTCTTTTATACTATGTCTTTCTATTTCAATATTGGTTACGGTCCTAGTAGCCGCATATTTAAAATCAAAACACATAAGTTGACCGTTTTTTCCAGTCAAATTACACATGGCATTATTAAATTTATACATATTATGCTGTTTAAAAAATCTAAACATATGTTCTATTTGTTCTGTTATATTAGGAAAGACAATATTTAAATCCTCGCGGGGATATTGTAATAAGTCTGGGCCCGGCCATTCTTGCAAAATATAATATCCCGGCTGATCGTCTAATTTGCCATGTTCATATGTGTTTACTACTAAATTAGATTTTAATTTCGTAGTCCAATATATTTCATTTTTAAAAAGTTTGTCAATTTCTTCTATGGTATTATGGACCGGTGGACGATTTTGAATAGTATTGCCGTTAATTTTATAATATTTTTTAACCAATTTTGCGTCTTTGTCTATCCATACTTCGGCTAAACTTCCCCTAGACCCATAGATTGAATGATATCGTTCAAACATATAAATTATCAACAATCTCGGTGTAATACGTTTCTAAAATATCTGTAACATATGATATTTTATTTACATTAAAATCTTCTTTAAGTTGATTAGATAACCAAGACAATATTGCTGCGGTGTCTTTGTTTGATAATAATGTATAAAAATCAAAATATTCTGTTACAGGTTTATTGTTAAATTTACCTAATGCAGTTCTCCAAAGTAAATCATCTGCCGGATAACATATTTTACACCTGGTACTTTGATATAAATTTCCTATTTCTGTTTTTGGAATGAGTGAAATGCAACGAATTTTATATCCAATATCTTGCATTCCTTTAAAAGGAATTGGTTTATCCCAAGAATGAATCCCGTATAATATTCTATAATCTTTCATTTCATATTTAGAATTTTCATAAAATTTTAATTTGTTGTCTCCCCAATTCCATCGTTGTCGCCCGGCTAATAAATGTGTTCCTAAAAATTCAAAAAATTGAACATAGTCATTGATATCAGTTGGTTCACACCGGTCTAAAAACCAATTTGTGATTCTTTTTGGTACGATTATTTCATATGCTATCTCTCTAGAAGATTTATGAGAATTAATAGGAATATCAGATAAAATTTTAGTATTGGTATAATCTAATTTAATATCCAACTCTGACCAAATACGCATAAGAAGTTGACCGGATCCACCGGGCAAATAGTCAAATAATATTAATTCATTATTTGTTAAAAACGGGTATTTCATTGTTTTGTTTTAGTAGTTAAAAGATCGTGAAAGCACTCACATGTAACCTTAGTACAAATAACTGATTTATTAGAAAAATTATACCTAAGGTCGTCAACGTGCCCGCTCGGACCGGTTACTCCACATACCGATCTGCTAATGGTCTCAAAGTTAATATCTATGAAATCTTTTCCTACCTGACATTCCCATCCTAAAAATTTATTCAATTTATTTTTCATAAGTAATTGAACATTCATATCTGTTGTGATTCCTAAATTATTGGTAACTAATATTCCTGGCGCTAATCGTAGATTATTCGGGATAGTGGATTTGTTTTTAATATTTACTAGTTTTCCATATGTATAACTAGCGTGTTTAATGATAGATAGTTCGTCGGCTGAGTATAAATCATATATATCATATTCATTTATATTCATTCCTTTAATATCAAGTATTCCTCCTGTATTGTTCATTAAATAATTATATGCTTCAATTGCCTGAGAAATATTATTTTTAGTATGAGTAATTTCACACACTGTTTCGGTTTCAGAATTAAGGAATAAATTCATTATATCAGCAATATTATTATAATCGGTTGTTTGCTCATTATGATATGACAATGATAGCCGAGTAAGTATATTATCAATTTTTGCCAATTCTTTCCACCAACGAATTGTTCTAGAACCATTGCTTACTAATATATTCCATGCACCTTTACTTTTTGAATGCTGTAATAATTCCATTAGTTCAGGATATAATGTAGGTTCGCCTCCAGTATAAACCATATAAAATGGAGTTCCTGCGCATGCCTCAGCAATTTTATCAACAATTGATTTGTACTTTTCTAATGTAAACCACCGTTCATTTCCACTATTATTTTCTTTACCGCAAAAACTGCATGAGTAATTGCATACATTATGTAGTTTCCAGTTAATTACTTTAAATGGTTGAGGGACTGATCTTTCAACGTGAATTGGATATACATTATTCATTATTTTGTTTTAGTAGTTTACTTATGCATAAACGATTTACCGGGCCCCGTTTAAAACTTACATATTTTTCAGAGTAATCTAATCCAAATAATATAGTATTAGACGGTATGAGGTTCAATTTTTGACAAACAGCCAGTTGAGCATCTTTATATTTTTTTATCATTGAGTCCGGCGATATTGTATCTAATAATGTATAATGATGCTCGGCGCAGGCCACTAGTGGGTACTGCCACTGTGAATATACAGTAACTGGATACGGGTCTACGGTATACAATAATCCAACTCTATGTAATCCTGTACCAAAAGATTTAGATAATGAAAAACAAACACTGTGTATATTTTTATAACTAGAAAAATCAAAATTTATATCGTGACATACTCCAAAAAAAGCACAGTCAACGAATATGGGTTTATTATAAGAATCTGCAATTTTAATTTTTTCATGTGAACTCATTCCGTCAGCACTAAATGGATGACTTATTACTATTGCATCGGCCTCATCTAAATTTAAAGTAACACGATTTTGTATAACTAATGAATGATAGCCGTATTCTCCATCAAATACTCCTATCTTATTATAAATTCCATACATTTGATTAAATGCATCAGTGACCCCTGATACAATATAATATGATTTAGGCAATCCCGTTACTAATTGTATAGATGAATGAATCCATTTATTAAATTTTTCTTTAAATTTAATAAATGAAACTATATCTACTGATTGCATCTCTATTGCAATTGCAGCAGTTGTTATATTATTAAATTCCATTATTTCGAAACCACACCAATTAAGTGTAATCTAGATTCAGTAGAGCAATTCATAAATGTATGTAGGTTAACAGTGTTAGTCCAATATACTGAGCCCACAGGCATATGTTGAATAATGCCGGTCTTAAAGACAAAATAACATTCTGGATTGGTAATCATGGGTATATGAATGCGCGGAGTGGTGTCTTTATGCATACTGTAACAGGCCATGGGGCTAAGCCACACCAGTCTTGTTCTTTTTAATGTATATTGATTGATTACCTCTTCAAAAAGAGTATCTTTAAAAAATAAATTTAAATTGGTATATTCAAGTTCGCCGCCGTTACTCCTCCCCACAGCACTAGTCCATGGATCTTCACCTTCTTTAAATTGCAATCCGGCTTGTTTCTTATTATCACCGTAACATGTCCATACAATATTTTTTTCAATTTTGAAATAGCAGTCTAATAATTCAGTAACAGGATATGTCTCAATAATATTAATCATATAGTATTTACTTTAATAATTTTAGCATCAGCTTCTAACATTGTTAACAACTGCGGGAAGTACTCCACTAGTGGGTCTGTAATAATATACGGATCAGCTTGGTGTCGTGACCATTGAAAACTTGGCTTTCTATACATTGTGTTTTTTGTTGCTATTTCAGCATTTAGCTCTTGCATTATTTCAAATGATTGTTCAAAACTTTTTATGTCAGAATCATCATTTTTAGTCCACTTTCCCGCATGCATATTTTCCTCTGAAATGGTATATCCGTATTTTTCATATGATTTCTCTAGTTCACTTGACGGTTTATTTGGGTAAAGTGCAGGGGGAGTTATTATTAATGGAAAATAATATACACAGTGTACCGGACAGTCTGGTTGCATAAACCATGCATGACTATCACGCATATCTGTATAGGATTCGTGCGGTAGTCCAATAATGTATCCGCACTCAATTCTAATCTGGTCTTCCCATACGTTTTGTAAATAGCGTAAAGCTTGTTTACGTTTTTCAGAATCCATACCCTTACCGATTACCTTAGCACTTTTAGGATGAAAAGTTTCAATGCCAACAAATACACCCACTATACCAATATCTAATAATAATTGTGCTTGTTCCGGATGCGTTACTATTAAATCAATCCGTAGATAACATCTAAACTTCGGCTTGAACGGTAATAATTTTATAACTTCTGCCATATACTTTAATTTTTCAGTCGAATCATTTAGAGTGTCGTCTGCTATCCAATAATCAGTAATTCCCCATTTTGTGTAATTGTCTAATAGTTCTTTATAAAGTGCATCTGATCCTTTAATGTATTTTGCTATGTCTTTTTTTCCTATTAGTGGCCAGGCACAAAATAAACAAGCAAATCGACACCCGCGGGCTACTTCCAGAGTCATTAATTCATTGCTACGAATTTGATCATATTTTGTGTAACCGGTAAAACTTTCTACCCACCCCCAATTTTTACTTTCAGCAGAGGTATCATGATTAATTAACTTATTCCAAATACGGTTTGGTTGTTGTAAAAAATCTAATATTTGTACCTCACTGTAGCCTGACATGACATGATCAGCTGGAAAATCTGTATACCAGTCTATTTTAACACCCCCTAAAAGTATTTTAGTTTTTGAATTGTATTTTTTAACAATATCAATATAAATCTTTGCTTGACCTATATATGCCAGGTCAGTTAGTGTGTTATATTGTTCTATCGTGGGGTCACCCACTGATTTTACATCGGCAAGTTTTCTTACACTTCCTGGTATAGGCAGTTTATTGCCTGTTTTTTTTCTATAAGGCCACCAGCAGGTACTAAAACCCACAAATTTTGTATCAGGACCTATTGAAACTTTAAGAATTTCTTCCCAAATATTAATATTAAGTGCTGAAGAAAAATCAATTACTAATACCGAATATCCGTTTTCTCTAAGATGTGTGGCTAATCTGTGTGCCCCGTAGCCTCTTTGCCAATTTGGATAATCTGATGTATCTGTAACTAGTATGGCATTAAAATTATTAGTAGGTATATTTATCATATTAATATATTTTCCAACTTATTATTTTTGTATCCGGCATAACTAATTCTTGACACATTGCGTTATTTTTAACTTCAACATCGTTTATTTTTATTAATGTTCCTGCCGGGATATATCCTACGGCTAATCTGGGATCTTCTATTTTGTATGGCCACTTGAGTTTACTAGTATAATAAAAATTAGTAAATTTCGTCTGGTCTACTGTAAATTTAGAAAATCGCAAGGTATGGAATGGTGATATTTCATATTGAGGTAAAATTTGATTGTCAGGACAATTGACATCATTATTTAAATATAATTCAAGCGGATGTCTTCCTACATGAGAATAATGCAACAGCAAATCTCCAATATTTCTGTTTGGAGTAAAATATTTAAAATCTTCAATGGATATTAACTCATTCAATTCATTATGAATATCCGGGCATACTAAAATATAACTAAAATTTTTATTAAATTTTTTTGCGACATTTAATGTTTCTAATTCATGTATTAAATCATTATATGCTGATAGTTGGTCTAATCTAGTAGAGTCTGTTTCTGATTTTTCAAGTTCTGGAAAATGAATATGTAACCGGTTTAAATTGTTTGCTATTGTATCATCATTGCTAAACGTAATTATTTTAGTTGGTATCCACATATTCATTTTTTCAATTAACTGTATTAATTCATTTATTTTCTCTTCTATATTATTAATAGCACGAATTGGATTTAAACTTTTTCGTAGATGGGTTACATTGCAATTATTTATTAATTTAGCCCATGTTTGGGCAGGTTTATGTGTGTGTACTTTATAAGTTAGTTTTTTAATATCCGGCGTGCATAAGGTAATTTCATAAAAAGAGTACATATTCTATTTAGTTCCCATTACCATGTATCTAGTAAATTTCCAATCATTGTACTCAAAATCTTTATTACCAATATAATAATATTCCGTTAACGGATAATGATTTTTAAAACTTAATAAGGAATCACTATGTACACAGTGGTCATCATGTGTCATGTTATTTCCTTGCAAGATAACTCGGTGTCCGGCGGGAATATTATTAAACCAGTCCATACTATCAAAATGTTCTGTTGCGGTATTAATTATTAAGTCGGTTTGATTTGGAATTAGCGCATTACAATTTTTTGTATATGCTTTAAATTTAAAAGGATGGAAATGTACCCAATTATTATGAATCAGGTCAGCAATAGGTTCACATTCTGGATCACTATCGTAACTTTCTATTCTTTTTACTAGAAAATTTTCTCGACTTAGTAGTAAGAATGCAGTCATTCCATACCAACCACCATATATCCACGTAAGATTAGAAGACCATTTTAATTTTTCTAATTCTTGACATAACCATATTTTACTTGCTATTTGTCCATTAGAAAATGAATCTTTATTAACTAGCATATGGTTGTTAAATTATAATCCCATAGCCTGTCTAATAGCAGTACCTGATATACTTGTAATAGAGTCATCAAACTTTTCTTCTTCCATAGTATATCCAACCCCACGGCCATATCCAATATGCACAATATTAGGAACTACTTGAATTTCATATTGCCCTTGATACAATGGATCTAAATCGCGGCGAATGAAACTTTTAACTTTTTCAACTTCAAACGGATTGCTTTCTTGCCATCCTTGGCAATCACGAATCATAATACAAACTTGACCGGTACGTTGTATTAGTCTATCAAATAACGCACGATGTCCCTCATGCCATGGTTGCCATCTACCAAGTTGTTGAACTGTTTCTTTTTTCCAATCAAACGTGGGTCTGCGTCTATTTTCTAAAATATGCTCCCCAACAAATTCTACCCATTTCTCTGCATTTTGTTCAGGAATTCTGAAATCATATACATTGGGCGGAACAAATGCTTGGTTTGTATCTTCAAATCTACCTTTATTAATAGTATCTAACCATATGGTCCAATCAGCTTTAAAATTATTTCTCATCTCAACTAATGGCGCTACAAAATCACATATTACAAAATCTCCTGAGCATTTTATTGCAAAATCAAACATTCGTATACTTTGCCGAATTCTGCCCTCTTTACTGAAATCCCAATCGTTAAATCTTTTACGAATTTCATCAGCATTAAACCAATCTACTGAGATTTGCCATATCGCTGAATTTGGGATACCAGTTGCATTTAATATTTTACCGGGATTAATTTTCATAATATCCCCGTGACTTATTAAATAATTTTTTAATTTTTCAGCAAAATACGTTTTTCCTGAACCAGGCAAGCCCATTACTAATATACGTTTTGTCATTTATTATCCTAATAATTAATTCAACTGCGAGATTTTTTTTCAATATCTAAAATAACAGGCAATTTTTTCTGCAATTTATAAGTTTCTAATTGCTGCTGTCTGGTCCAATGCTGCACTGTTGAACTGTTTCGTAATTGTATTTGATTAAGTAATTTTTCACCTGCACCGATATGGTTTAAATTTTTCATACTACCATTAAATGTTTATTACGATAATCATTCACTGCTGCTTTGATAGCATCCTCAGCCAATATGCTACAATGTATTTTAACCGGCGGTAACGCAAGTTCTTCTGCTATCTCTGAATTTTTAATGCTTCCTGCTTGGTCAAGCGTCATTCCTTTAACAAGCTCAGTTATTAACGATGATGATGCAATAGCCGACCCGCAGCCATACGTTTTGAAACGAGCATCTTGGATTATGCCGGTTATAGGATCAACTTTGATTTGCAATTTCATCACGTCACCGCATGCCGGCGCACCGACCATCCCGGTACCCACTGTATCATCTATATCAAATCTGCCTACGTTGCGTGGATTTTCATAGTGATCAATCAACTGTGGTGAATATGCCATTGTATTCTCCTCTTATTAATTATTAAATGTTTGTGTAAACACTCGCCCGCGATAGTTAAATATAACTATTTCACCTTGTTGAACCTGTACGGGAACGTATCTGCACACTTGTCTTTGCTCTATTCTAGCCGGTTCACGGCCAACTTCATTACCAATAGCACCGCCTATTAGTGCTCCAATAACGGTTCCTGCTAACTGGTCATTACGATTGCTACCTAGTGTGCTTCCCAGCAAGCCACCGGCCACAGCACCAATAGTTCCAGATCCAGAACTACTTTCTCGGTGAAATTCTTGTACATGACATTGTTGTTGCTGCACAGTAATAAATCTAGGTTGTACGTTTACTACATAGAGGTCTTGTGCCAAAACTGAGGTAGATATTACTGATATCCATAGTATAGTTAATAGTTTTTTCATATAAGTTATAGGGTAAGTTTTTGATTAGATAGCTTTGTATTTATTCGTTTTCAATGTCATTTAAAACTATCCAACCTAATTGTAGTAAATCTTTACGTATTTCGTCAGTGACTACACCTTCAGGAACATGCGCTTTCAATTCAAGCATTTTTTTCTTTTCGTCTTCATTTAATGGGTTGCCTAGATTGTCTAATTTTTCATCTATTTCATGTAGGTCAACTATACCACTGCAATACCAATTTATATAATCTCCAATTTCTTGCATATCAGCAATTATGCTACCCGCATGCCTCCAACTGCAACCCCATCGTTTATCTGTTAGGATAGGCCATACATCATTTTTTACAAAATCTCTATTACACATACTAGCATATAAATTCTGGGCATACACATTATCTGCCTTTACTTTTTCTACTATCCACTCAGTAGAACGTAAATCATATTCCATATTATCTTTTTTCCAGTCAGCAGTTTCTTCTAGATCCAATTGTTGTTGTTCCATTGAAGAGAACAAGTCTACTAATTCGTCTGCGTTAGGGTTATTAACTGTATTTTGTATACGTAAAATTCCTAAGGCCTCGGGCTCTGAAGAAGAACTTTTGCTTAAAGTCATTTTTTAGTATCCTGTTGTTTTGTTGGTTTACTATAAAAAATATGATTTCCAATTTTAATTACTTGTTTATATGGCCACATTGGATCTACATATATATTATGAAAGAACAAAGTTGATTTCGGAACTACTTCTTTATATGCGTCATTTACTAGTACATCATATGCCACTTGATTTGCCTGAATATATGCAGGATTGGTTTTACTAGGTTCGGGTTTATCCTCGCAAACCCAACTAAATTGACACAATCTAAATTTTGCAATTTCACCTTCGTCAGTTGGTCTTTCAATCATGTTAGTTTGATATATTACTTGGCATGGATTTTTACCAAATCCATGTGCTACTCTATTCATTACTACACGAGCCACAGCAGCCTGACCTAGGGTAGATTCCGCGCCGGCCTCATAAAAAATATTTTTTGCCATGCAAGTAATTTGTTTAGGGTCAATTATTTTAGCCACTACATGCGCGGTATCATTTATAATAGTGGGTACTTGAACACTAGTAAAACTAAACCCAAACAATAGTATAGCCAAACCAATGGCATATTTAGCAATATTAATCATATAAATAGGTAGATGCATAATATTGTATTATATCACAGTATGTACTTTACACCTAATTGTTTGGTTAACCAATCCAACAATCACAGTTACAATGTATTACTTGATCGATTGCCTCTTGAATAGGATATGATGCCGGAGAAAGCGTTTTAGAAGTAAACAACGTATTAAGATTAGGCGGTATCAAGTTTTTATAAGGAGTTCCTGCTAAACTACCCGACGCCATTGGGGAAAATTCTATCGGAATTCCTGCTAAACTACCCGGCGTTATTGGGGAAAATTCTACGGGGATTCCTTCACCAACAGTAATACAATCTCCGGTTCTAATTACTGATATAGGGGCATTATTATCACCGCACAATGATTTTCCATTTCCAAATGGACCTGTTCCGTTATTTGCAGGCCCTAAATTGAATGCTGCCGATGTTACCGATCCTGCAGGAATAGCAGTAGGGGGAGCCGGCGGACTTGGTGGGGTTGCTGATATAATTCCTGCCCATATATTTTCCTCAAAAGTTTTGACATCAAACCCTTGTCTTGTTGCGGTAGAGTCTACACTACCTAATTGTAAATCGCCTAATTGTGAATTTGTAATAATATGTGGTAATTGACTTACATAATATAATTCATCATTGGGATTCCAATATCCAGCCGCACACACTTCTACTGGAGTATTTGAATTGGCTGGAACTGTAAATGATGTAACTGGACAATCAGTTTTGATGGGTAATCCAACTATAGCACCTGGCACTGTTCCATTAGCCAATAATACCTCAACTGTTTTTTCATCAAGCGTATTTGGAATATTATTATCTAAAGTAATACCTATTTTAGCCAGTCGTTCCTCATTGCGGGATTCTCGCATCATTCCCACAATGCTTTGTCCACCAATAGTTCCCCAATCTGATATATTTTCTAATGTTTGAGCATATAAATGCGGGTTAGTGAGTTTAGAATATACCGGCATTGAATCAGTAAAACTATACAATGTTACCGGATATACTGATAGAAAAGTATCTTGCGGATCCGGTACTGGCGGTAATGCAGTATATCTTGCTCGTTGTTCAATTGTTAATTGTTTGCCAGTTAAATCCCAAACTGTATTTAATCTATTTGATAGTAGTGGGCTGCGTGACCTAATTGCTGAAATTTCAGCATCGGCTTGGTCAATAAATCCTTGTATAGTGAGCATAACCGGGGAAGCCGCGGTTACGGCATTATATAGATTTTCATAAATTTCATATAATGTGCCTCCTAATGCGGCGGCTGAATTATTTGGACCAGTTTCTAATAATGAAATTTGAGTCATCAAGGTTTTCCATGGATATGGCAACCCTGACATTGATCCTAAAAAATCACTCATCGTATATATACCATATACCCCACTGCCAAGTGCTACTAATTCTGATGCAGTATTTACTAATGATTGATCTGCTGGAACATCGGTTCCGTTAATTAAAGGTAAATCTTTAGTAGTTTCAATATTAGCAGCAACCTGAGCAAATTTCTCAATTGGGATTGATTCTATATTTTTAATTTGTTGCATAGAAGCAGCAAATGCGCCGGCTGCTACTGCGATATCAGGCGGTAATATATTTGTTAAATACGAGCCAAATCCGATTGCAGCCACTTGAATATTTAATTGTGGTATACCAGACGTAACAGTATTACGCTGTATTAAACTATTTTGAAAAAAAGTTGCCATTACATTTAGTTGTTATTGATATCCGCTGCCACTACCGCCACCGTCGCCGCCTCCATCATTGCCGGCATCGCCTCCGCCACCTCCGGCATCCGCCCCATCATTCCAGCCGTCTCTTTCACTTGGTACTCCTGGCGGGACAACTGACCCTACTTGTTCTTGTATGGCAGGAGTGGATAATACTGGATTAGCAACACTAAGGTCAAATATAGGATAGTATGTCTTACTGTTAGTTGGCCCTGGATTACTATTGTATAACGGGACAGTTAATGTTAAATAACTATTAGGAAATAACTTTTTAACGTTTAATAAATCAGCAAGAGATTCTAAATTTTCTGTCTTACAATTTATAGGAATTAATATATCAGTTAAATCCACTCCTATAATTATTAAAAATGCACCGTATAGTTTTTGTTCTTGTGTAGCAGTTGCAGTTGCCGCATCAGTTGAAATTGATTCAATTTCAGCCGCGGTTAATCCACTAGATAATAATGCTACACTTAATGAACTAGTAAATGCATTATATTCTTTTAACGTTTGTAATAAATTAGATGGCAATCCAAATGTAAGAATTTTAGCAAGGTTAATAGCCTTCCCTGAATTTAATAAATCTTGACCAAATAATTGTGTAGATAGACTTACCCCTGATATATCAGCGGTAGTTAAATCATTCATATTACTGTAGGTTCCTTTAAGGAACGTTTTGGCATTATTTAATGTATTGATTGATTGATTAGAATATTCAATAAAACTATAAGATGATATAAACGATGAACAAAAATCTTTGTAGGTAGGAACAGTGCCTGCATATAACCCATTCCAATTAAATTCATTCCATGCTTGTAATGCAAATAACCGCACATATCCCCACTGCGTAACTGCTTTGTTGCCGGTAGCAGTATACGGTAACCAAGATGCTCTTTTTGTACTATCTGGGCTACCATTATTAGCGGGGCCGGTCCAATTGAAAGATGCAGAGGGTGAATTACCTAATGCTGGAATAGTGTCAGACCCGATAGATATTAAATTATTATATGTAGTATCATCTACTAGTCCTCGGGTATAAGCATCATTGATAGCATAAGTTAATTTATTTAAACATGAATTATTAACTATTGCGCCAAACGTATATTGAGTATAGGTTTTACTAACGCCCATATATCCTTGAGCAATTGGATTAATATAAAAACCAACATTAGTTAGTAATGAACTTAATACATTTGTGCCTAACGGTGATTGTTTACCTGTATCGCTCATATATGACCTTAAGGACAAAAAACATCAGGTGACCCTTGAACAATTCGGTGTCCACATGTGTTTCCGGAACCTACTCTGAGTACCGGGCTTCCTTCTGCAAACACGGTTGGGCTACCGTCTGTAGTTCTGGCAGCATCATGCGGTGGATGTGGTTTTCCCCAGGGCGCATGTGGAGAAATTTGGCTTACATGTAAACCCACTTTTATTCCATTAGCAAAAACAGTTTCTGCTCCTCGCATAATTTGTCCACCGGGTTCATTTGCGTCACCCATTCTACTTAAGTTTGCCATTTAATCCTAACCTAATATAATTTTTTTATCTGGTATTTTAATACCAGTAGTTGCTTCAATATACTTGTCTTTGATATTATCATCGGTATTAGCATAAAAAGCAATCGCATTAGTATTTAGTGTTACTTTTCCGCGAGGTTCTGCGGTAAACATACTAGGAATCATTTGCATTCCCTGTTGTCCAGGTGCGATAGATACCGGGTCAGTAATAATTAAATTATCTCTAGTTATTTCAACAACTTTGGTAATTACTTCTTCACCCGAATTAAGTTTAATTGTATAAATTTTTCCTGCTTCCATTAAATACTTTCTGTTAGTTTTTTTCTAAGTTCATTGAACCCGCCCACAAGTTCTCCATCTAGGAAGATTTGCGGGACACTTTTTGCAGTTGGTACTGCTTCTAATAATTCTTCTTTTGTATAACCGTCACCAATTTTCTTTTCTTCAAATATTATCCCTTTGCTCTTTAACAAGGCTTTTGCTTGGTCACAATAAGAACAATGATACTTACTCCATATTATTGCTGTCATAATATTTCTTTCTTATAAATTTGGCAATTCTTCATAATTAATCTCTCCGTTTAATACCCCAATTACATAGTTCGTACTTTCTGTTTCTTGAAGTGCGGCCTGTTTATTAGATGTATCAGTGTGTTTCCGGAACCAAGGTATAGGAGTAGATTTTGGACTATTACCTTGATACTTAATACCAATCTCTTTCAATGCCCCTACTGCTGTGTAGTCTACAAAGTCTTTCAATACATTAGCATTCAATCCAATGACAGGACCTTTGTTAAACAAATAATCTGCCCAGGCTTTTTCTTCACGGATAACATCTGCATATAATGCATATACTTCACCTTCGCATTCTTGCTTTATACTAGCAAAACGTTGGTCATCTTTGATTACTTGATTAATAATGTAGGCAGTCCAACCTTTATGGAGAAGTTCATCTTGGAGAATTAAACTGATAATATTGCCATTACCAATAAAGATTTTGTTCTCAACCATTGCTAATGAGGTAGCAAATGATACCATAAAGCGGAATGCTTCCAAAGCGTATGAAGCATGTAAAGCCATCCATATGGCTCTTACATGTTCTTGTTCGGTAACAGAGTGAAGACCAGCATATCGTGCCTGCCAGTCTGGCAATGAATTAACATTTAGTTCTTTGATACAATTAATTCTGTGTAGGTCTTCGTAATACTTACCAACACTACTGGCCATGTCAATAATTTCTTGTGTATCATGTATAGTATTGAATATTTCTTTAGGCACATTATAAATGTTACGGATAATGTGACTATAACTCTTACTGTGGATGTTTGTCTCAAAGAAACTCCAGTTATATATCAATGCTTCTAATTCAGGCAAACTTACTACCGGCGTGAATACTTGACTTGGTGCTCGTCCTTGTAAACTATCTAATGCTGTTTGACGTAGTAAGTTACTAGTGAAAATATGTTTAACTGCATCACTAGCATCTTTGAAGTCGTTGGCATCTTTTGTTAAACTGATTTCTTCTGGTTGCCAAAAGAATCCTCTTGCTGTTTCTTCAAACTTGGCAATTTTTGGATACCTTACTTCCTCAAAGCGTTGAATAGTAACTGGACCGGCTGGGTCTAGAAACATCTTACGATTAAGATAGTCTGTCTTTGTTGTTAAGTTGTATTGTTGTTTTGACATTTATTGCCCTTTAATCTGTTCTCGTTTTTCACGATATTCTTGATATAGTTCAATTTCTTTCATGTTGATTACATAATTGACTACATGAGTTATGTGATTCTTTAACATACCCTCACTTAGCCATAGCAATCTTTGTTTGAATTCTTCCAAATTTGCACATTTCATATACTCATATGCATTCATGAGTTCTTTTCTTAGTGCTACTAATTTTTGTTGTTTGTTCATAATTTGCAGGCCTCACAATTTTCTTCATCATCAAAGTTAATAGGTTCAAGTGGCATATCAGGTGGAATTTCATCATCTGATTTGCTACCGGCCTTATTAATAAGTGAGTAGTAAAAAGTTTTTAGACCGTAATAGTGACTTTGCATCAAGTTCTTTGCTATCAAGGTAGTTGGAACTTTTCTGTCAGGAAAATGTTTGGGATTATAAAAAGTATTTACAGATATAGCCTGATCTACATAAGCCGCTAGTACCGCTGCGGTTTTTAAGTACCCATCACAGTCTTTTTGTTCCCACATCAGTTGATATTTGTTCTTTAATCTATGATACTCTGGAATAACTTGTACAAACGATCCTGCCTTGCTTTCTTTAACACTAATCAAACTCATTGGCATTTCAATACCATTGGTGCTGTTAATAACAACACTGCTAGACTCAACAGGAGCAACAGCCATAAGTGTTGCATTACGTACTCCGTACTGTTTCATGTTAGCACGAAGAGTTTCCCAATCTAGTTCTGGAGTAAAGTCTGCTAGTTCATTAACACCTTTGGCACGTAGTTCCCACGGGAATATGCCTTTACCATACCGTGTATGTTGGCTATGCAAGCAAGGCCCGCGTTCTTTGGCTAACTCTACAGTTGCCTCCGTTAGATAAAATGCAAAATGCTCCATCCAAGATTTGACTTCCTGTAGTGCATCCTTCTCTCCATACTTTAGACCACGCTTGGCATGCCAGTAGGCTAGGTTAGTGATACCAATGCCAAGTGGTTGGATTTCGTCATTGCTTAACTTGCTTTGAATGCTTAGGAAATCTTGGTAATCTAAAATATTACAAAGGCTACGCTGTAGTATGCGGCAAGCTCTACGCATGTCTTCTGGATTACGACAAGTACCCCAATTTATGCTCCCGAGTGTACATAAAGCAATCCTCCCGGTTTCGTCATCTAATCTTTTGAAAGATTTTGTGGGTAATAAAATCTCAACACACAAGTTGCTTTGATAGATAGTGTGGTACTCAGGATCAAATGGACCTTGCTTCATTACATTGTCAATGAACACTAGATAGATACGTCCAGTGTCAGTACGTTCTTTCAGTATGCCACTTTTGAATACTTCTTCAGCACTCATTGTCTTTTTCCGAAGACCTTTTTGTTTTTCATACTTAACATACAACGTTTCAAACAACTCAGTGTTTTTATAAAATGCTTCATACAAGTCTGGAACTTCATTTGGATCAAAGAATGTTATGTCTTCTTTGTTTTTAAATCGTCTCCAGAAGAAAGCACTAAGCACAACCCCATAATCCATATGACGGACTCGGGTTTCTTCTGTTCCTTGATTGTTCTTAAGTACAATAAGGTCATCAAACTGATGATGCCATATAGGGTAAAATACAGTAGCAGATGCGTTACGAATGCCACCTTGACTGCAGCTTCTCAAGTCACCAAACCATTTCTTTAAGAATGGGATCATCCCGGTATGCATGATTTCGCCACCGCGGATAGGACTACCTAATGGGCGTAGCCTACCAATTTCTAATCCTATGCCAGCACGTTTACTAGCATATTTGGCCATCATTTCACCAGAAGCGAAAATACTATCCAAGTCATCATCACTCCGAATAAGTACGCACGAACTGAATTGCTTAGTAGGGGTACCGAGACCAGCAAGCACAGGAGTAGCAAGGGTAAAAAGTCCATCAGATGCTGCATTGTAGTATTCCTTTATATAACGCATTCTAGCAGTATTTGGTTCTTCTTTATGAAAAACTGTTGCTGCTGCAATTATATATCTAATCTGCGGAGTTTCGTATATCTGCTTTGTAGCACGATTTTTTACTAAATATTTTTCAATTAATTGTTCAATGGCAGCATAACTATATAATTCATCTTTAGAATGATCTAGAATATCATTCATTTTATTCCAATCTTCTTCCGTATACCAAGTTAATAGTTCATTTGTATAAAGACCTGTTGCTACATTTTTTTTAACTATTTCATATAATGATGGAGGGTCGTATTTACCATATACATCTTTTCTAAGCATACTAATACGTTGTTTTCCGGCTACATATTGATAATTAGTATGTCCAATATCAGTGTTTGATTCTACGTCAATCAAATCAACGATTGCCCTAAGTGTAATTTCATCTATTTGTTTTGTAGTAATACCATCATAGAAGTGTAGTTGAGATTTGATTTCTACCATTGATGGACTTACATCAGCGATTCCCTTACATATTTTGGCTACTTGAGCTTGCCATTTTTCTAATGTGAGCGGTTCTTTTGTGCCGTTTCTTTTTATTACTTCAATTTTCATTTTATCTTTTCAAGTAGTTTAGTTAACTCTAATGAGTTGTTTATTTTAAAATCGTGTAGAGTATTACTTAGTACTGTATTGGGGTAGTAATTGAGTATATATTTAGCGTGGTCAACTAAGACTAATGCTACTTCTTCGTTATTATCGTCTTTTCCAATAGAAAAGTCAATGTTTTGTATGCCCAATAAAAGTAAGGTATAGCAAATGCCCAACCCACGAGAAATAGTACAATAAGTATTTTCTGCTAATAATTCCCATGGAGTTGGCCAGTTTTCTATATCAGATGGATGTAGATGATGATTAATAAGTGGGGCCTGTTGCCACCAGGCATCAACCTCAACGCAAGTTTGAGTTATACTAGAATCAATTAATTTTTTTTTAAGGTGATGCCAGGCTTGTAATCTGGCATCAAAGTCTATAAGAAAAACATTCATTACATACTTATCACAGTAAAATAATAGCTATTTTTTGATTATGTTTTTCCTACAACAATTTCAATAGTTCCAAATTCACCAGTAAAGTTTTCTAAAGATTTACCAATCACTGTTCCTGCACGTGCCATATTGTTTGATACTGCATGTCCATTTGGACCCGTGACCATTAAATCACCTTTGGTTACTGGCCCACACACATTGACTGGAACACGACCTATAAGTGCTAATTCCACAGTAAACTCACCGTTACATGCTGAGTTCATCAAATATGCCGGATTAGTTGATACTACTCCTGCAACAGCACTAGAATCAAAACTATTTGCTTTAGTAACTTCAAAATTGCCACCAAATACTAAAACAGTGCCGGGAACATATTGAGCGTCTGACACATATTTCTCTGCCAAGTCAGCATATGTTGCATTGAATCTACTACCTGCAGTTAATGTCCAGTTACCTGTGACCGAGCCTGCGGTAGTATTTCCCCCAGTAGTTAAATTTGGTGTTTGCACATATCCAGTAGTTACAAATGATGATGCTGTTGCCTGAGCGCAAACAAATGCTTCATAAGCGGTACCCGGGTTACTAAAAATACCTATCCTTCCAGTAGTCTCTATTGCGATAGATGATGCCACTACTCCGCCCCAATGAAAACCTAGTCTAGGAGCATAATTAGCGTTTGAACTAGACGATCCACCTAGTGAAACTTCTCTTATTTGAAGAGCGGCTGAATAACTTGTTCCCGCTGTTGTTGAACACATGGAACCGGCCGGAGAATATATAGCATTGGCACTTGTCACTGTACCTGCAGTAGTTGCAGTAGTTGCAGAACCTGCAGTACCTGCAGAACCAGATACACTACCGGTTATAGTTGCCGATACTGTTAATCCAGACAATGTACCAACTGAAGTGATATTTGGTTGAGCCGCAGTAGTTACTGTGCCTGCTGTTGTTGCTGATCCTGCAGTAGTTGCACTTGTTGCCGCACCACTTAAGGTAGCAGTAATTGTGCCAGCACCAAAGTTTCCACTTGCATCACGGGCAACAATAGCACTTGCAGTGTTTACACTTGTAGCAGTTGATCCTAGAGTAACTGCACCGGTTGATGCACTAGCAGTGATGCCCCCGCCGTTAGCTAAACTCAATACACCGGTATTCGTAACAGATACTGCTCCAGTTGCACTTGTATTTGTACTTAAACCACTGCTTGTTGTGAGAGCAGTAACACCGTTGTTAGTAATAGTAACTGCGCCGGTTGCGGCACTTACACCAATACCAGTTCCTGCCACTGCTGAGGTAACACCAGTATTCGTAACAGATACTGCTCCAGTTGCACTTGTATTTGTACTTAAACCACTGCTTGTTGTAAGAGAAGTAACACCAGCGTTAGTGATTGTAACTCCTGCAGAGCCATTGTAACTTACACCGCCAAGTCCAGTACCAATTGTGAGTGCGTTGGTTGCCGTAGCAGTGACAGTTCCTGATCCACCAAGAGAAATACTTGTTCCATTGACAGTTAAACTGCTGTTAGCGAGTTTAGCATTAGTGATTGAACCAGCTAACATTGTATTAGTAACTGTGCTGGAATCTCCGGTAGTAATAACAGTACCAGTTGTTGCCGGCATGGTTAATACTGTTCCGGTACCTGCTACAGCAGCCGGTATTAATTGAATTGTACCACTTGTTGTGCCACTAAATGTTAAGTTTGCTAGTCCGACAACGGCTGTAACAGTTGAACCTAAAGTTAATGCGGTACTACCTAATATTACATTGGCATTAGCAAGTCTTGGTTGAGGCAAAGTACCCGAAGAAACATTACTAGCATTTAATGCAGTTAATGCACTACCGTTACCAGTAAAGACACCGGTATTTGCTGTAATATTAACACCAGTAATGGTACCATTAACTCCCAATACTGTTAATGTACCAACACTTGTTATATTACCTTGAGCCGCAGTTGTGACAGTACCTGCTGTAGTAGCGGAACCTGCTGTACCGGAACTAACAGCATAAGTTGCGTTAGCAACAGTGCCGGTTACATTAGCGCCAACTATAGAACTTAATCCATTGCCATTACCAGTAAAGACACCGGTATTTGCTGTAATATTAACACCTGTAATGGTACCATTAACTCCCAATCCTGTTAATGTACCAACACTTGTTATATTACCTTGAGCCGCAGTTATTACTGTACCTGCTGTGGTTGCATTACCAGTTAGTGCACCTGTAAATGTTGTTGCACTTACATTACCTGCACTAATGTTACCGGTTACAGTTAATGAACCTAATGTACCAACTGAAGTAATTTGTGTTTGAGCAACATTAACGCTGAATACACTACCAGTTAATGTTAACCCTGTTCCTGCTGTATAACTACCGGCGCCGCTAAACTGTGCCCAAGTCATTGCAGTTACGCCAATTGTACCACCTGCATTTGATGTACATACCCAACCGGTATCAGCATTAGTTGTTCCAGTTTCAACAAATACATATGCTCCCGGAACCTCTGCCCATGTGTCCATGTCAGTTGTTCTAGTCCAAGCACTAGCAGCGCATAGATATATGCCGTTCTCAGCAGTTGCAGTTTGATTTTTAACTAGCACCCGATCAGTTGCAACTAATACTATCCCATCAACTGTTTGAGTACCTGATAGCGTTATGTTTGTCGTAGTAGCGGCGATTACACTTGCTTTGGTATCAAGCCCTTGCGCTACAGTATCAACATATGCTTTGGTTGAGGCATCTGTATCAGCAGTTGGTGTGGCAAGCCCTGTAATTTTGCTATTACCCATTGCAATGGCGCCGGACATTGTTAAACCAGTTAATGTGCCGGTACTTGTTATATTTGGTTGTGCTGCTGTAGTTACTGTTGCAGCGGACCCGCTAGCATTTCCAGTTAATGCACCCACAAATGTTGTACTAGTAACACTAGTAAGTCCGGCAACTGTTGTAACAGTTGAGCCTAAAGTTAATGCTGTACTACCTAATGTTACACTGGCATTAGCAAGTATTGCTTGATTCAATGTACCCGAAGAAACATTACTAGCATTTAATGCAGTTAATGCACTACCATTACCAGTAAAGACACCTGTATTAGCAGTGAATGCTGCTCCAGTTGTAGTACCAACTACATTTAATGATGTTAATGCACCGGTACTTGTTATATTTGGTTGAGCATTTGTTGTTACTGTGCCCGCAGTAGTTGCTGCACCAGTTAATGCACCTGTAAATGTTGTTGCACTTACGTTACCTGCACTGATATTACCTGTTACTGCTAAACTTGTTAATGTACCGGTACTTGTTATATTTGGTTGAGCATTTGTTGTTACTGTGCCCGCAGTAGTTGCTGCACCAGTTAATGCACCTGTAAATGTTGTTGCACTTACGTTACCTGCACTGATATTACCTGTTACTGCTAAACTTGTTAATGTACCGGTACTTGTTATATTTGGTTG